TGACCGACACCGATCAAGCTGCCGCCGCCAAGAAAACGGCAGAGGAACACGCCGCCAACATGAAAAAGCGGCTGGCCGATGAAAAGGCCGCCCGCGAAAAGGCGTCGAAGGAAACCGCCAAGACGGCGGGCGAGGCGAAGCCAACGCCGACGCAAGAGGAAAACGACCTTGCGGCGTTGGGTGTTCACGTCGCCGAGCATGAACCGGACGGTTCGCCGCCCGATGTTCATGTGCCGCCCGACGTGTACGGGTCTGCGCAAAACAAAAAGCTGGAGGCCGACAAGCCGAGCGGCGGTTACACCACTAGGGCCGCGACGCCGAAAGCATGACCGTTCGCGGTTTTATCTCACGGATTGCGGGCCAGCTCGTCGCCAAAGGTGAAGGCGACTATAGGGCTGGCCCGTACTATCTGCCGGTGACCGGCGGCTGGCTGCCCGACGGCGCGCCGGATAATTGGTGGCAGATGGGCATGACGCCCGTGAGCGGCGGCCAAGGCGCGATGGTCGAGGCTTGCGTGTCGGCCTATTCGCAAACCGTGGCGATGTGCCCCGGCGATCATTGGCGGTTGCAGGACAACGGCGGGCGCGAGCGGGTCACGACCTCGGCGCTGTCGCGGATATTGCGGCGGCCCAACGACTATCAATCGATCTCAGATTTTCTGTTGAACGCGACGCGCGGGCTGTATCTGACCGGCAACGCTTACGCGCTGGCGCTGCGCAATGATCGCTTTGAGGTCGACGAGCTGCACCTGATGAATCCCGATCTGAGTTATCCGCGCGTTGCTTATGATGGCGAAATTTTCTATGCGCTCGGCGGCAACGATGTGCTGGCGCGCCGGATGGGCTCGCTCGAACAATTGATCGTGCCGATGCGCGACGTGCTGCATATCCGTTTGCACATCGTGCGCAGCCGATTCCCGACGCCGCTGGTCGGCGAGTCGCCCATCGTCGCGGCTTACAATGACATCGCGGTCAGCGGGGCCATCGCCGCGCAACAGGCAAATTTTTATCGCAACGAGGCACGCCCGAGCGCCGTCCTACAAACCGATCTAGTCATGGACAAGGATCAGGTCGCCAAGGTGCGCGACGCCTGGAACGATCAAGCCAAGGGGATGAACCGGGGCGGCACGCCGATCCTGACGGCGGGCCTCAAGGTGACGCCGTGGGCGGTCGCGGGCAAGGACGCCGCCACCGCCGAAATGTTGAAGCTGTCAAACGAGGCGATAGCGTTGGCGTTCCGCATCCCCATGCCGATCCTTGGGCTCAACACCGGCGCGGTCAATTCAACCGAAAGCCTGATGCAGCAATGGAAAGCCTCGGGCTTGGGCTTTGCGCTCAACCACATCGAGGAAGCGTTTGGCTTGCTGTTCGATCTGCGCGGCCAGCCCGAGGAATATATCGAGTTGGACACGGCGGCTTTGTTGCGCTCGGCGTTCAAGGATCGCATCGAAGGGCTGGCGCGCGCGGTGCAGGGCGGCATCTACGCGCCCGACGAGGCGCGGGCGCTGGAGGGTTACGCCAAGGTGCCGGGCGGTTACGGCAAAGAACCGAGAGTCCAGCAACAGGTCGTGCCGCTGTCGGCGGCGGAAAACATACCGGCGGCACCGGGGCCGGGCGCACCACCGCCCGCGCCGCCAGCGGGCGACGCACCGCCCAAGGAACCGCAACAACAGGGCTTGACCGATGCAGAACGAAATCGCATCCGCCGCCAGATTAGAGCTGCACACCGAATCAATCGGCTCGCTGGCTGATCTGGTCGTCGAGGAAATCGCGGCGGCGGCGGGTCAGGCCGAACGCGAACGCGATCTATTGCTCGGCAAACAATTGGCCGAACATGCTTTGCGCTTGATGCAATTGGAAACCGCCGTGCGCGACCGGCTGGCCGAGCTGCGCGACGGCGAGAAAGGTGAACGCGGTGAAAAAGGCGAGCAAGGCGAAAAAGGCCCGGCGGGCCAAGCTGGCGCGTCGGGCGCGAAAGGCGATCAAGGTGATAAAGGCGATACGGGCGAAACGGGCGAAGCGGTTACCGGGCCCGCTGGCCGCGACGGAATAGACGGCAAGGACGGCGAACGCGGCGAGCGAGGGTTGCCCGGCCAACCCGGCGAGCCCGGTGTCGATGGCCGCACGCTGTTCAACATCCGCGACACCTATGACGCCGCCGAAAAATATCTGATCGGCGACGTGGTGACGCTCAACGCGAGCTGGTTTGTCGCCCGCAAGGATGACCCGGGACCATGCCCCGGCTCGGGCTGGAAGGTCGGCCCGACCGGGCGCAAGGGCGAACCCGGCCCGCGCGGCGAGGTGGGCCCGGTGCGCGAGATCGCCGCATGGGACATCGACCGCAAGCGGTTCACGGCGTCGCCGGTGTTGAGCGACGGCAGCAAGGGGCCGCCGCTTAATCTGCGCACGCTGTTTGAACAATTCCAAGCCGAGGCGGGTTGATGCAATCGACCATCGTCGTCGTTACGCCAGCGGTGTCGATCGATCTGATCACCATCGACGAGCTGAAACGCGCGCTCAACCTGACCAGCACGACGCAAGATGCCATGCTGACCGACCTGATCACGCGGGTGTCGGCAGAGGTCGCGGCGTACTGCAACAACCGGGTGTTTGGTTACGAATCCGTGCGCGAGACGTTCACCGAATTATCAACCGACACGCGGCGGCTGTTCCTGGCGCGCTATCCGATCCCGGGCGATAACACCGGCATCACCTCGATCACCATCAACGGCGCGGTGCAAACCTATCCCGGCGGCATGTTGCTCGACTCGCTGTGGGGCAAGCTGACGTTGCCGAACGGCGGGTTCATCGAGCAAACCGTTATTGAGTTTTCCGGCGGCTACAATTTGCCCGACGAGGCACCGCCCGCGTTGAAACAGGCGGTGGTGATGCTGGCGCGCGAGGCTTATTATTCGACGCTGCGCGGCGACGCCACGGTGCGCATGATCGCGCACAAGGAAAGCCGGATCATTTATTTCGATCCGAACGTGCTGGCGAAAAGCGGCGGCGGCGGATCGCACGGTACACCGGCACAGCGCGCCGCCGCCGACCTGTTGACGCATTTCACGCGCTACGAGGTTTGAGTGGCCGAATCCACCATCAAGGTGTCGATGAAGCCATCGCCCGATGAGATCGCCAAATGGCTGGCCAAGGCGCTGTTAAAGGACCTTGAGGGGCTGCATCCCGACGAGGTGGTTATTCTCAAGGGCCAGCGTCAACGCTGGCGGCACAAATACAGCGACGACGATCTGGTCAACATCGTCACCGCGCACGATCAAGACGTTTGCAAAGCGTGCTTGGAAATGGCGCAGCATAGTCCGTACCGGTACGGCGACGCTAAAAAACAATTGCCGCATCATCCCGGCTGCCGCTGCCAGATCGCCTCGCTGCGCGTGCACGACTCCGGCTATCTGCGCCAGCCGACCTTTAAGAAAGTGCGCAAATATGTGCGCACCGCGTTGCAAGAGTCGGTGAAACACAAAGGCAAGCGCGTGCCGCAGCGCGCCGCGACCATCACGCGGTTGCGCCGCAAGCGGCGGCGGTTTGTCGCGCCGAGCGGCTATCGCTCGATCAGCGTCTATAAGCGCAAGGGCAAATGAATGCCGATTGATTTTTCCGATGCGCTCTATGTGCACACTCAGGACACCTACGGGCGCGCCATCACGCTGACGCCCGGCGGTGTCGGGCGCGGCATTCTCGATACCCGTGACATCGATGTGGTGGCGCTCGACGGCTCGATCATTTCCGAACAGCGCACCATTCTCGACATCCGCGAGGTCGAGTGGGCGGTGTTGCCGCGTCAGGGCGATCAAGTCGTGATCCCGGCGGATAGCGGGCTGCCCGACGAGGGCGCTTGGGAGATCATCGACGTGGTGCGCAATGGCGGCGGCGAGACAACGCTGACGCTGCGCAAGCTGATGGCGGCCAGCAAGCCGTCGCTGAAATTGATTAAGCCGAAATGACGCAAACGCCCGCGTACATCGCGCGCAACGCGATGTTTGATCGCGTTGTGGCGATGCCGTTTTTTGCGGGCTTTACGTTTACCAAGACCAAGGCGCTACGCGTCCAGGTCGGCGACGTTCCCTATTGCGGGGTTTATTTCATCAACGAGCTGGATTTGCCGGAAGGCGATTCCAATCACGGCGACATCCGGTTTCGTGACAGCGTGCGGGTCGGCTTCTCGGTGATCATCGTCGACAACGATGCCGAGGACGGCGAGGCAACGCTCGATCAAGCTTATTTCGAGATCAGCAACGGGTTGCTGACCGACACCACGCTGACCGGCTTCAACAACCAGATCATGCAAGGCATAACGCGGGTCGAGCGGCTGCCGGTGTTTGGCTCGGTGGCGCTCGACAACGAAACGCCGGTGCTCGAGCTGCAAGTCGACATCACCGTCGATCTCGGCGTCGCGATATTCAAGCCGGTGATCACCGACATGCTGGAACGCGTACACGTGACGGCGCGCCCGATCCAGAATCCAGACGCGCCGCCGGTCGAGATGCAATGGGAAATCGAAACAACCAAACGAGGCAACAATGGCAAAGATAAAAGTAACACCAAATCGCGACGACGTGCCGCCGCATCCGGTTGACGGCAAGATGCCGCCCGAGGGGGCGATGTGGACCGCCGACCAATACACGTTCCGGCTGATCCGCGACGGCGACATCAGCGAGGTCGTCGACCCGCCGCCCGAGGGTGACCCGCAACGCAGCGGGGCCGGTGAGGATCGGCCCCACGACAAACCGAAAGCCAAGAGCCCGCGCTAGCGGGCTTTTTCTTTCGTGTCAGAGTGTGTTGTTTACTGGCTCTATGATGAGACGTGTATATGTCCGCGCCTGCACGGCTACATCGGAATCAGCCAAAATCTAAAGCGGCGGCTTTGGCGTCATCGTCGATCAAAACGGTTTCCGGCGAATTTCAAAGTAATGGTTGTCGGCGTTGGCGGCGTTCATGAATGCAGAAACATTGAATGGTCGCTTAGGCCACAGATAAATATCGGATGGAATATTGCGACCGGCGGGTTTTCTGCCGCGCAGATGAGCACCGAGACTGCCAATAAGAAAAAGAGCCGCGCCGCCAAGATGCGGTGGCGCAATGATCCCGAATTGCGTCGCAGCGTAAGCCAATCGCAATTTGGAAAGCATGATCGACGCGGTCACAAAAATCCGCGTTTCGGTCATCAGGTAACCGACGATGTTCGACAAGCTATTTCGCAACATCGAATCGGCAAAGGCATCGGAAATCAAAACTGGCGAAAGCGGAAGCCATATTCTGCTGAGGCGCTTCGCAAAATGAGCGAGGCAAGCAAACGTAGATGGAGGACTGAAAATGCCAATCTCGTTTAACAATATTCCACAAGGCTGGAAGCTTCCGCTTATATACATTGAAGTCGACCCGTCGCAAGCGGGCACGCCGACCTCGCAAAAGTATGCGTTGCTGGTCGACTACAAGCTCGCCAGCGGCTTGGCCCCGCCCGACGTGCCGATTGCGTGCGGCTCGGTGGCCGACGCGCAGAATCTCGCCGGGGTAGGCTCGCCGCTCGCCCGCATGTACGAGCGGTTTTTTCAGATCAACAAATCAACGCCGGTGCTGTTGCTGCCAATCGCCGAACCGGCGGCTGGCGTGGTGGCAACCGGCGCGATCACCATCACGGCGGGGCCGACGCAATCCGGCACGCTGTCGCTTTACATCGCCGGGCAAGCCGTCGACGTGAACGTCGCCGCTGGCGATACGCCGACCATTGTCGGCACCTCGATCAAGGCGGTGTGCGATACGCTGCCGCTGCCAGTAACCACAACCGCCGCCGCTGGTGTCGTCACGCTGACCTCGAAATGGAAGGGGCAAACCGCCAACGACATCCGCGTCGACCTCAATGTGTTGGGGCCGAACGGCGGCGAGGTGTTGCCCATCGGCTTGACGTTGACGCTGCCCGCAAACGGCACGCTGACCGGCGGCACCGGCACGCCGGTTTGGACGAACAGCATCGCGGCGCTCGGTGACGAGCCTTACGAATACGTCGCGCTCGGCATGAACGACACCGGCTCGCTGACCGCTTGGGAAACCGAATACGGGTTTTCCGATTCGGGCCGGTGGGGCTGGCTGCGCGAGTCCTATGGTCACGTGATGACGGGCAAGCGCGACACCTACGCCAACCTTTTCAGTTATGGCCCGACCAACAATTCGGGCGTGATGTCGATCCTGGCGTTTGAGCCGCAATCGCCGTCGCCGATCTATGAGTGGATCGCGGCCTATTGCGCCGAGGCGGCCAAGGCGCTGTCGATTGATCCGGCCCGCCCGCTGCAAACCCTGACGCTCGATGGTGTGACGCCCGCGCCAAAAAATTGGCGGTTCAACAAGACGCAAACCAATGCGCTGGCGGGCATCGGGCTCGCGGTACAGATGACCAACGCGGCGGGCATCCCGACCATCGCTCGCGAACAAACGACCTACCAGAAAAACACGCTCGGCCAAGCCGACAACGCCTATGAGCTGATGACCACGCTGGCGACATTGGCCGAGCTGTTCCGGCGGATGCGGCAAGCCATCACCAACAAGTATCCACGTCACAAACTTGCGAACAATGGCACGAGATTCGGCCCGGGTCAGGCCATCGTCACGCCGAACATCATCAAGGCCGAGCTGGTCGCCGAGTATCGTCAGGACGAATATGACGGCCTCGTCGAGAACGGCGACGCGTTCAAAAATGCGCTGATCGTCGAGCGCGACGACACCGATCCAAACCGGGTCAATGTCCTCTATCCGCCCGACGTGGTGAATCAACTCCGCATGTTCGCGGTGCTCGCGCAGTTCCGCTTGCAATATCCGGTGTTCCAGAACGTCGCGGCTTAACCGGCGCGCTCGCCTAACCCAATCCAACATCATCAGGAGTCTTGAACATGGGCAACAGGTTTGCCGGTGTGGCGTATTGGTCTGCCGACGGCGCACAGCTCGCCGTTCGCGGAAACTTAGAGGTGATGCCGTCACGCTACGAGCGCACCGGCAT